AGATCGACACGCTTGATGCCGTGATCGGCTCGGTCGTGCCTGGCTCCGCTCGCGTCGAAAACGGCCGGGGCATCGCGCAGGTCCGGATCTCTGAACGCGCCGATGTCGAACCGATCTGGCGCGATATTCAGGCCGGGCACATCCGCGCGGTCTCCATCGGCTACCAGGTCCATCGTTTCGAGGTCTCCAAACCGGAAGCCGCCCGAGAACTTTGGCGCGCGGTGGACTGGACGCCCTTTGAGGTGTCGGCCGTGCCGGTCGGGGCCGACCCCGCTGCAGGGTTTCGCGCCCAATCCGACCTTGCAACTTGCGTCCTTCAACGCCGGGACGTCCCACCCACCAGTACAGGAGCCATCCCGATGACGGACAAATCCAACGCCCCGGCCGCAGAGGCCATAGATCAGCCCAGCGGCACTGTCGCGACCGAGGAAATTCCCATGACCGATCCGAAAACACCTGCACCCGAAAAGAAAGCTGTCGCCAGTGAAACCCGCACCCAACCGAAGGCTCAGATGCCCGACGCCCCCGTTGGACCTGACACCGAAGCTGTCGCGACCCGCGCACGCGAGGGCGAGCGCGACCGCGTGTCCACAATCTACGATCTGGCAGGCCGTCTGAACCTCGAGCGCAGTTTTGCCGAGGATTTGGTGAAGCGCGGAACGGATATCGGCGAGGCCCGGCGTCTGATCCTCGATCAGGTTGCCGCAAAATCCGAGGAAACCCGTACCTTCAGCCAGGTGTCGATCCCGCTTGGCGGCCGCAATGAGGCGATCACCCGCCGCGACGCGGTAGCGAATGCGCTGCTGCACCGTTACAGCCCGACGCTCTTCCAACTGGAGGATGCCGCGCGCCAGTATCGCGGCATGACGCTGCTTGAACTGGCCCGCGAAAGTCTCGGCAACGTGGGCGTGAACACCCGCGGCCTGTCGCGCGACGAGGTCGCAACCCGGGCCTTGCATTCGACGTCCGACTTCCCCGAGATCCTCTCGGCCGTTACCAACAAGACCCTGCGGCAGGCCTACGAGGCCTATCCCCGCACATTCATGCTGTTCTGCCGCCAAGTGCTTGCCACCGACTTCAAGGCGATGCACCGGGTCCAGCTCGGCGAAGCCCCGCAGCTGCTGGAGGTCGGCGAAAGTGGTGAGTTCAAGCGCGGCACGCTTGGCGAGAGCAAGGAGAGCTACAAGGTCAAGACCTATGGCCGGGTGGTCGCGATCACCCGCCAGACGCTGATCAATGATGATCTGGATGCCTTCACCCGCATCCCGGCAATGTATGGCAACTCCATCGCACAGCTGGAGTCGGACGTGGTCTGGGGTGTCATCACCGCCAACCCGGCGATGGCCGACGGAAACGCGCTGTTCCACACCACCCACAAGAACCTCGCAGGGACCGGCGCGGCGCTGGCCGTCGAGGCGGTTGGCGCTGCCCGGGCTGCCATGGCCAAGCAGACCGGCCTCGACAAGAAGACGGTGCTGAACGTCCGGCCCGCTTTCCTGATCGTTCCCGCGTCGCTGGAACTGAAGGCCGAGCAGATGGTCGCCCAAAACCTAGTGCCCGCCGCGACCGCGAACGTGGTGCCGCAATCGATCCGGACGCTGGCCCCGATCTCGGAGCCCCGGCTTGATGCCGTGAGCGAAACCGCCTGGTATCTGGCGGCAAGCCCGAACCAGATCGACACCATCGAATACGCCTATCTCGAGGGCCAGCAGGGTGCCTACATCGAGACCCGCAACGGCTTCGACGTTGACGGCGTCGAGATCAAGTGCCGTCTTGACTTCGGCGCCAAGGCCATCGACTGGCGCGGCCTCTACAAGAACCCGGGCGCATAACCGGGCCATCGCTGACATCTCACCTCTGACGGGCGGTCCAATCGGGCTGCCCGTTCCCTTTTGCAAAGGATCCCGCAATGAAGAACTACGTCCAACCCGGCAAAACCATCACCCTGACCGCGCCCTATGCCGTGACCTCCGGCGATGGCTTGCTCGTCGGTTCCATCTTCGGCGTTGCCGCCGGGGATGGTGCAAATGCCGAAACGGTCGAGGCCGCGCTCGTCGGCATCTTCGATCTGAAGAAGGTCGCCAGCCAAGCCTGGTCCTCCGGTGACAAAGTCTATTGGGACAACACCAACAAGGAAGCCACCAAGACTGCCACGGCGAACACGTTGATCGGCGTGGCCACCGAAGCTGTTGCGGGCGGCGCAGGCGACTTGATCGGCCGGGTGCGCCTGAACGCGAGCTTCTGATGACGGCGTTTGCCGCCGTTCTTGATGCTCTGTTCGCGGATCCCAACATCGGGCGCGAGGCAATCTACACTTCCGATGGCGGCGCACCCGTTCTGGTGCGCGTTGTTTCCCGGCAGGCGGATGCGATCACCGACTTCGGCGACGCGCGGCTCTGGTCGGAAACGACCCGGGTCGATCTACGCGTCGCGGAGGTTCCGGCCCCACGTCCTGGCGACCGCTTGGAAGTCGACGGCGAAGCCTTCCTTATTCAGGGCGAGCCCACCCGCGACCGGGAACGGTTGGTTTGGACTGTGGACCTGAGGCCCGCGTGAAGCTGAAGCTAGACATCGATCCGGACATCGTCGCCATGATGGCAGCGGAGGTCACGGCGGGCGAACGCGCGGTGACGGCCGCAATGCGCGAGGCCGGGACTGGGCTCAAGACTGCCTGGCGCACACAAATCAACGGCGCGGGGCTTGGGCGACGGCTTGCCAACTCGATCCGCAATCAGAACTTTCCGAGATCGGGCGAAAGCCTCGATGCGGCAGCGCTGGTCTGGTCCAAGGCCCCGGTGATTGTCGGCGCGCATGACACCGGCCCATTGATCCGCTCGAAGGATGGGTTCTGGCTGGCAATTGCGCTGCCCGCTGCTGGCAAGTCCTTGCGCGGCGGCCGGATCACCCCAGGCGAATGGGAACGACGCCGCGGTCTGCGTCTGCGCTTCGTCTATCGCCGGACGGGTCCGAGCCTGCTGGTGGCGGAAGGGCGGCTGAACACCAAGGGCCAAGCGGTGGTCTCGCGCTCGAAGACCGGGCGCGGAAAGGTCACCGCACCGATCTTCCTGCTGGTGCCGCAGGTCAAGCTTCCGAAGCGGCTGAACCTCGACCGGGATGCAGAGCGGGCGCTCGACAGCGTCCCGGGGCTGATCGTGGCGAATTGGATAGAGACACGCGCATGAGCGCAACAGCGCGGTCAGAAAGTTCGGGTCTACAATTCTCCGCGAACAATAGCGAGTAGCCGACGGAACTCGGAATCCTCAGTATCACGCTTCCAGAAGTTGATGAAACGCGCCACCACCTGCAGATTTCCAGATTCGTAATGCCCGGAGCTGTCAATTCGATCCAGCGATGGTCTCAATTGTGAATCCGGCCCTTCAAAATGCAAAACAAGGCCTGAAATGGCGCACCTATCACCCGTCTCCTCCAGCAGCTCTTTGAGATGCGTCATCAGAGCTTCTTTGGAGAGCCGGAGATCTTTGTTCTTTATGGTACTCTCGACCGTCTGTCCGTAGGATTGCTTGGCTGTCTGGCTGGCTTGTTCCGCCATATTCCAGATCGCAATGTCTCTGGAGTCAAAGTAATGGCCGGTGTTTTGACGTTCCAGTTTGCTCATCCACCATAGGGCGTCGAGCGTCCAGAGGTCCACATTCAAGTCTCTTGCGAGTTGAAGGAGCACGGTGTTGATTATTTCATACTTTTCACCCTCCGAAGCGCCATGGGTGAAGGTCGGCCAGACACCGCGTTCCCGCATTTCGGGTTCGCTGGTGCCGTTCCACACGCCGTATCGATCAGGGTATGCCAGTAGCAATATAGGGGTGAGGGTGGCTGCGCCGACTCCACGCACCATGGAATAGGCGGTATCAAATCTATCCGAGATCGGCTTGGTTTCGTCTACTAGGAGACCTATAGCCTCTCGCAAATTGTCCATATCATCCGTGGCTTGGCGTCCCAAGCGTTCCAAACCCGTCCAGTGGTGATTGTGCTTGAAGCTCAGGAAATCGAGGTAGTCCCGCTTGGTCAGGCTTAGGGGTTCTCGGAATATCGGCCCGAAGCGATCCAGCACTTCGTCACGTTTGGCAACGATGCCACGAATATCTGGCAGACTGAGAGCCTTGTTAATATCGAAGAGCATTGTCGAACCTCTCAGAATGCTTTGTTGTCGGCTCCGGGTCGAAATCAGGGTGAGCGCACAGGG